AATGTCCTCAGGATCAGCACCCAGATCAATCGCTCGTTTTGACAAGTCTTGATACCGCACACCTAAAGCCGCCAACTTGTCAGCGTTCTTACCCTCTGCCGTAACACCCGGATCGATGTTCTGCTCAAGCCAGTTGTTGACATAGACACCCGCCGCAGCATCCCGCACAAAATTGCCGGGGTTTGCGGCATACGCATCAACCGCCGCTGCAGGGCCATACAGATCAATCATCCGCTGGGCTTTGTCCTCGTCCGTAAACGCCGCAGTTCCCGCCTGCGAGAACCACATGGCATACGTCGGGAGGTCATAAGCGTCAGCTCCAGAGTAGACGTCGTAATCAGCAGCCGAGTCAGCGGGGGTATATTGCCCTTCCTTAAACGAAATGGGGTTCATCAGGTTGAGCCCCTCCATACCAGCACGATTGTCTTGGTATGGGTTTCTGAGCTGAGCTAATGCAGAGAAGTCATCAGGCAGCTCTATGCCCTTCTCTTCGGCATATCTACGCGCTTCAGCCTCAAACTTTGAGTTGATGTACTCCTGAGCCTCAGGCGACCAGCCTACCTCTTCGATCCGCTTGGGATCCATCGCGTAGTCATAGTTGGTATCGACTAGCTTCTGCTCACGACGGGATTTCTGACCCATCGTGTCTACCCCTTTGGGGGGCTCAGCTTCAAACTGCGTTAAGTAGTTTCGGTATGCCTCTTCGTCCGGCAGGCGACCTAGATAGTTCTTAAAGACTCGGACTAAATTAGCCTCTGGCAGCTTCATCAAGTCACTACGCAATACCGAGGGCCTGAAATCTAACCGCTCAGGTTGAGCGCCACCCATCGTCGTTGATGAGTAGTTGTAATAGTCATCCATCCCCATGACGCGCTGTAACTCAGCATCGCTTGGGCCACGACCTAAGACGTTCTGGAACTGTCGGCTGATCTGATCCTGCGGAGTCATACTCTTGTACTCATCCGAGTTCAGAATCGTATCGGCAAGCTGAGCACGACTAATATCCTGACCAACCAAATCAGCCACAGCACCCTCGTCTGGGTCTCTGCCGAGATAGTTTTGGTAGACGTAGTTAACGTCGGACTTTTTCAGCGCCATTATTTCACCGGGACGTATGGGTTGACATTGATTGCATTCACTAATGCAGCCGCCCAGTCTTGCCAGTTGTCGTACACGTAAGGGCCGGGTATCGCTTCGTTTGAAAAGACATCAATCGCCTTCAAACTAGCCGCCCACGGTTTCCAGTCAGCCTCGCCATCAGGAATAGCCAACTGCTGCGTGGAATACGCCTCAACCATTAAAGAAGCCCACGACTCCCAAGTGTGGTACCGAGGATCGTAGACGAGTGCAATATCAGACATTAAAACGGCCTCACATCGCCGAAGTTGGCGCTAATTAAGACACGACCCATCTGGTAGTTACCGCCCTGTACGTTGCTGCCAAACTTTAAACGACCTAGTCGGCGCTGCTCACGCATGTCAACTTTGCCTGTATTTGGCTGGAATACATACTGTTGGCTGTAAACGTCATCACTTTGAGCAAACGGTCTACCAACAACCTGCACATACATCTCGCCAGAGGCTATAAAGTCGGGCTCAACACGCTCAATATGTAACCATCGGTTCTCACCGACGCTACCACTTGGAATCTGCGGAGACTGTGCAGGGCCACCCGCTACCCAGCCTAAGTCCGATGTCTCGAAGTAGCTTTCAATCGCCAACGTGTTCTGACCGTCAACCGCATCTGTGCCGATCTCGTGCTGCCAAATCGTCGTCAGCCCCGGCATCGTCTGAAACTCGGCTAACTCGGTCTGAGTCGCCGTAGCGTTCGCAGATAGGGTGACCGTAATGTTCCCCGGTGTGACACTCGGTGCTATAGCAATTACAAATGCACCACTAGGAACACTCGCCGAATCGACTACTTGATTTAAAGCAATCTGGTTCGTGTTCGCCATCTCAATGTCAGCGTTACCGTTAGTCGTGCTGATATTCGATGAGAAGACAGTCTCAGAGATTGTTAGGTTAGTTCCGGCGTTTACTGGGAACTTAAAGACCTGCGAGAAGTAGCCAGCCGACCGCGCAGCACCCGGACTAAAGCCACCGTCATACCAAGTGTTCTCACGAACGTTGTAGATGATGCAGTTGTTGCATTCTTCCGAGTCTCCATGCGGATAGAACCACCAAATCTCGCCAAATCGAGGCACTTTGGTCGCCCAGACCTTCTGTCTTTGAGCATAGTTCAAATTGTCAAAGAAATAGTTCTGGTTAACTGAGTTCGGAATTTCTTTGACTACCCCGTTATATAGTAGGAACCGATCAACTCCAGCCCAATAATAAATGCCGTCATATTCAATAACAGACTGAGAAGAAAGAATAGAACTTTGGTTAGAAATGGTGTCATAGCGCCAATAAGTAGACGGTGCCCAGTTACCAGTGCCGGGAACCCCCAAACTTTGCGGAGCATACGACACCCGAATGAGCGAATCTAACGACCAAAATAAACCAGACGGGCTATTAGAACCGCCTCGAACTGGCAAGCCCTTTACGATCTTCGTGGAAGCTGCTGATACCTCATTAGACTCTGCGCTATTCCAGTCGAACGGATCACCCGCTGCGGAGTTCTTAATCAGTCCATTGTCGCCATAGACAAACACGTAAGGATGTAAAACCACCACACCCCCAGACACCGATACCACGTTACCTGTAGGCGTTGGCCCGTTGATGTCTTTGAGCGGAGTAACGACAGATCCCAGCACCGAACCAGCCAAAACCGGCGAGTTTGCTGTGTTATCAATCTGCGCTAGATTTAGTCCCGGATGCGCTAACAGCAGCGTATTAAAGCTACCAGCAGCATCGTACATAGCATCGAACTGCCACAGGTTTAGGTTACTCGCCGTGAAGCCTGATTGAACCGTAGCCACAGGCACAGAGAAGCCTGAACCTGTACCGCCGATAGCTGAAGCTGGTGCCGTTAAAGAGTTGCCAACAGAATAGGATGTGCCGCTCGTTGTAATTGTGACAGTCGTGACGACGTTACCAGCGACAACTATCGTTGCTTTAGCGCCAGTACCAGTACCGCCAGTAAGACTAACATTTGTATAAGTACCGTTAGTATATGTAGTACCACCCGTAACTGCCCCTAAAGTAAGAATGCTTCCGCCAAACGTAAAAGGCGTAAGCCCTGCACCAATGCCGTTGTTATCAACCGAAAAAGTCTCTAAGCCTGCTGAATAACCACTGAAGATACGGTTGAAACCGTCTTCAGAGTTTACATAGATACCACGAGACAAACCGTGTACTTCGTTTGTCATTGACCGATAGCCGCCGATCTTACGTGGGCGACCGCGCTGGAAGCGTACCCAACGACCATCAACATACGTGTTTTTATCGAAGAAGGTACCGTCGCGCTGAACGCCCGGAAAAGTATCTAAGGTGAAAACCTTTGCGGTCATACGAATGTCCCGCCGGAAATACCGCTCGGTGCCGTAATACCGTTCGCACTCACTGTCAGCTCATTAACGCCCAGAATAGAAATATTGAACTCGCCAGAAGTAGCGCGGTAGACACCTGTACTGACTTCACTCGCAAAGTTCAACGAAGGTGCGGCGACAGTACCATCTGCAAGCGATACATTCGTTATGCCGATGGATACCGTAATTGCTGCGATAATGTTTGCAGAGTCGCAGATAACAATAGAACTCTCACCCTGAGCAATCGTGACATTATTGCCCAAGCCCGTAGAGATCGTCACATCATAGTTGCTGACCCCACCAATCGCTTCGTTGATGATGTAGTACACCTGAACCGTTGGAGGCACGATAACGGTCGCATTCCCCAGCAAAGTACCTGTGTACTTCTGGATGACGTTAGATGCCTCTGTAGTCGTAAGTGTAAAGGTACCGCCTGCGGATACGTCTTTTGTCAACTGGGTAAAGTTGAACTGAGTAGACTTACCTAAGCCGACCGTATAGAAAGCCGTACCGGAGCAAACGACAATACACGAGTCTGAAGGCTGCAAGATGATCGAAGCAGAACCGTTGATCAGCGTTCCACCCTGAGCTGCGACAGTCAAAGCACCCGTACCGGCGTTTCTCAGCATCACAAACCAGTTGTTGCCGAGGTTACTAACAGTATCTAGAGTCAGCGTACCAGCGCCACCTGTCCACACATATGTCTGTGCGCGGTAGGCTGCAGTCGCTGTAGCGGGAGTGCTGAAGGTCGTTACAGGGTGCGACTGGTTGAGCGTCACTCCCGAAGCCAACAGACCGTAGCCAGCTAGTGTCCCCGCATCAGCATTTGAGGAGCCAACACCGAAAGCAATATTGCCCCAAGTGCCAGCCTCAGTGCTGTTTGCGGTGATATAAATGTACTTCGTCTCACCAGCGGCAATCGAGATGATCGTGCCAGCGTTGTCGAATGTCTTAACAGTGAAGGTATTCGACCCGACATTTCGGATCAGGGCATCGTTACCTACCGAAGTCTGGTTCGCAGGCGGCATGTACAGCGACAGACCCGAAGTCGTCGCCGTTACGTTCATAATCCGGGCTGCGTAGTCATCCGTTGCATTACCGTTAATAGGCCACTGAAGCTGCGTATTAGCCGATAGGGTTACCGCACGGAAAGAAACATCCGTGGGCTGGATCACCGTTCCGGTGAAGGGACTGTTGTAGCTCATAGTTAGCTATCCAATGCAATGGCTTGACGATCACCCATCCGCTGGATGTCTTCGGCTTTCAGTACCTGCATGATCTTGTCGTACTGAGCCTGCCACATCGGTATGCGCTCGTCATTCTTCAAGAACGGCATAGCCTGCAGCAGAGTGCCGTACAGCAGCGCCTGTGGGGCGTAGATGGTGAACCAGTTAGTTTGGTTGGACGAATCCAAAGGCTGGATGCGCTCGTAGTACAGCACCTCAAAAGCATAGTCATCGTCCGGGGTAGGGGCGATCAGCCAGTGGGTGTAGTCGTAATCAGCGTAGAACTTTGGTGAATCCGTCTGAGTAGGGTTAGGCCAATACTCCCGCAGGTACTCGTATTTACGCAGGAATACAGGCTGTCTGACACCACCGACGGTGACATTCATCGACACAGTCTTGTGCCAGCGGGCAGGCTTATCTACCACCGCTTGACCTGTCACAAGGTTAGACTGCATAGGAGTTAGGTTGCCGAGAAACTTGATCTCAGCAGCGATCACCTGCTCGGCGAGCATGATGAACGTAGGAATCTTTTCTAGCGTCGCCTGATCGGTACGCTCTAGATAGCTTGATATATCAGCAACCAAGCTATCGTACGTCATAAC